ATGTCAGAATTTAAACCAATCACTACACAGGAAGAATTTGATGCTGCTATTAAGGGGCGCTTATCTCGAGAGAAAGAGAAGTATGGCGACTATGACCAGCTCAAATCTCGTGTTGCAGAATTGGAAGAAGAAAATGTTGGCTTGAAGTCAACAATTGAAGCTACTAATCAAAGTAAGGCAGATGCCGACAAGCAACTTGAAGATTTGCAGAATCAAATCTCTGGTTATGAGATGGCTAATCTAAAAACTCGTGTGGCTTTGCAACATGGTTTGCCTTACGATCTTGCAGATCGTTTGCAGGGGAATGATGAAGAAAGCTTCAAAGCTGATGCGGAGCGCTTGGCTGGGTTTATGAAACCAGTGAGCAAAGTAGCGCCAGTAAAATCAACGGAGCCGATTGTTCCGAAAGAAGATGATGAAAGAACCATGTATAGAAATTTGGTTCAAAATTTAAATATTGAAGATTAAAAAGGAGAAAAAAATATGTCAGAAGCACAACTTGCAAAAGGAAATCTATTTGATCCAGAGCTTGTAAAAAAAGTTATTAGTAAGGTGAAGGGACATTCATCAATTGCTAAGCTATCACCCCAAAAGCCTATTCCGTTTAACGGCCAAAAAGAGTTCATTTTCGACTTTGATTCGGACATCGACATCGTGGCTGAAAATGGCAAGAAGACTCATGGTGGTGTGAGCCTTGATCCTGTTACTATTGTTCCACTAAAAGTCGAATATGGTGCCCGTGTATCTGATGAGTTTTTACACGCCTCAGAAGAAGCAAAAGTTGACATCCTCAGTGATTTTGTGGAAGGATTTTCTAAAAAATTAGCACGAGGGCTTGATATTATGAGTATTCACGGTATTAACCCACGTACAAAACAAGAGTCAAGCATTATTGGAACTAACTGCTTTGATAAAAAAGTTACTCAGACAGTAACTTTCAAAGAATCTAACCCAGATGAAAGTATGGAAGATGCTGTCGGTATGATTGATGGTTCAGAACGTGATATCACCGGAGCAATCCTAGATCCTATTTTTACAACTGCTCTTTCTAAAATGAAAAATGCTGAAGGCGGGAAATTGTATCCTGAATTGGCATGGGGCGGTGTACCTGATGCAATCAATGGATTGGCAGTAGATAAAAACCGCACTGTATCATACTCACAAACAGATCCTAAAAACACAGCGATTGTTGGGGACTTTGAAACAATGTTCAAATGGGGCTATGCGAAAGAAGTTCCGATGGAAATCATCAAGTATGGTGATCCTGACAACAGCGGTCGCGACCTTAAAGGGTATAATCAGATTTATATCCGTTGCGAAGCATACATTGGATGGGGTATCATGGACGCTGCTAGTTTCGCTCGTATTGTGAAAACGGGAGGTTAATCATGGCTGAGTATGTAAACCAAAAGACAGGAGCAACAATCAACACTAATACAGAAATTTCTGGAGGTGATTGGGTTCCAATTGCAGCATACAAACCTTTGGACTCATTGACTAACGCAGCATTGAAAGAAATCCTTGATGAAAAAGGGATTACTTATGATAACCGCTCCACAAAAACTGAATTGATTTCGCTGATCGAACAAGCGGACACTGAAGTTCAGTAGTCGCTTGACTGGAGGTAGAGATGGAAAACTTTGCAACAGTAGAAGATTTGAAAAAATTGTGGCGAGCGTTGAAATTCGATGAGGAAAAACGAGCCGAAGCGCTGTTGGAAGTTGTTTCTCATTCTCTTCGTGTTGAAGCTAAAAAAGTTGGCAAGGATTTAGATGGGTTGGTGGCTACTGACCCATCTTTTGCCATGGTCGTTAAGTCCGTCACAGTTGATGTGGTAGCTCGCACCTTGATGACCTCTACTGATCAGGAACCAATGACTCAAATGGCTGAGTCTGCTTTAGGATATTCCTTCAGTGGTTCTTATCTAGTTCCTGGCGGTGGTCTCTTTATTAAGGATTCAGAATTGAAACGTCTGGGCCTCAAAAAGCAAAGATATGGGGTGATTGATATCTATGGGACGGATTAAAGGAATTACTGTAACTTTGATTGGGAAAACCAAGAATGGTCGGGATGACTTCGGGCATCCTATCTATGAGAATACTGAAATTCAAGTAGATAATGTTCTGGTTGTTCCGTCTTCGACAGAAGATGTCACTAATCAACTCAATCTGACTGGAAAGAAGGCCTCTTATACACTAGGCATCCCAAAAGGCGACCAGAACGAGTGGAAAGACCGTGAAGTTCGTTTCTTTGGGCGAAAATGGCACACGATTGGCTTTCCGTTAGAAGGCATTGAAACCATGATGCCTTTGGACTGGAACAAGAAAGTGATGGTTGAAGCGTATGAGTAAATTGAAATTTGAATTAAACTCATTAGGAGTTTCTGCTCTTTTACGTTCTCCTGAAATGCAAGGCATTTTAGAGGAGAAGGGAAGTGAAATTGCTGAACGTGCTGGTGAAGGATTTGAGTTAAAGGTTTCCCCTGGGCAAAAGCGAGCCAATGCCAAAATTAGTACCACGGATATCAAAAGTATGGCTCGAAATAAAAAACATAATATTTTACTGAAGGCTATGAGATGATTGAAGTAATTGTAAAAAAATTTTTGGATGGAACGTTAGATGTTCCGTCTTTTTTTGAGCATGAACCAGACATGCCTGAAAGTTATGTCATTTTAGAAAAAACTGGAAGTGGTGGAAGTGATTATGTCCATTCTGCTACTTTTGCTTTTCAAAGCTATGCGCTATCTTTGCAAAAGGCTGCTGAATTGAATGAGAAAGTCAAAAAAGCAGTTGAGAATCTCATCACGGTTAATGAGATTAGTGGTGTCCATCACAATAGTGATTATAACTTTACAGACACAGACACGAAACAATATCGCTATCAAGCGGTATATGATATTAATTATTTTTAAAAGGAGGTGTAATTTTGACGCCAGAATTAGAAGCGACAGAAGTAAGAACACCAAATGCAGAATCAACAACAGGAGGAATGAAAATGACTACTGCATCAGCATCAAATGTAACGGCTGCTAAGCCGAAAGTAAGCGGAGCAATTACGAGTGCACCGCTAGGAACATCATTACCAACTGATTCAAAATCAGAATTAAATCCAGCATTCAAATCACTTGGATATATATCAGAAGACGGTATCACTAATGAAAACTCCCCAGAAAGCGAAGAAGTGAAAGCGTGGGGTGGACAAATAGTCTTGTCTTCTCAAACTGAAAAGAAAGATACCTTCAAATTTAAGTTAATTGAAAGTCTTAACGTAGAAGTCCTCAAAGAAACTTATGGTGCAGATAATGTTACAGGAACACTGTCAACAGGTATTACTGTTAAAGCGAATTCAAATGAATTACCAGAACACTCGTTGGTCATTGATATCATCTTAAAAAATAAAACCTTTCAACGTATTGTAATTCCTCGTGGGAAAGTCAGTGAAATCGGAGAAGTAAACTACAAAGATGGTGAGCCGATTGGTTATGAACTAACTATTACTGCTTTACCAGACGACCAAGGAAACACACATTATAAATATATTCAAGGAGCATAAAGTAAATGGTAGAAATGTTAAAAGGAACAACAGAATCAGGGTTTGAATATAAAATTCCTAAAAAACGATTGAGAAATTATTATCTTCTTAAATCTGTCGCTAAAGTTGAAAAGCAAGATTTTGAAGAAACAGAAACATTTTTAAATCTTCTATTTGGTAAAGAACAAGCCCTATCGTTTTTAAAACATTTAGAGGATGAAGATGAAATCGTGGATTCTGAAGTACTGTTCGCAGATATCAAGAGTATCTTCGATAAAAGTAATGACTTAAAAAAATCCTAGTCCTTGCTCAGATGATTAGCATAGACGAGGATGCCCTTGTCTGTGATTTAGCGGAAACCTACCAGATATACGACTATAAACAGCTACCTTTAAATCAGGTGGCTGTTTTTGCGTATGGGTTGCGTGATGATTCGCGGATAAAGCAGATTATGTCTAACCAGATTGTCCCTCTGGAAACGATGTTACTTGCAAGTATCGTAGACAGACTTTCTCTCTCTTTATGGTTGCAAACAAAGGATGGGGAAAAGGGTGTTAATCGTCCTGCATCCATCGCGGATCAATTAATTAAGAGAGATAAGAGTGAGAATGATGAGAAAGACTATCTCGTCTTTGAATCTGGTGAGGACTTTGAAAACTATCGCAAGGCTTTACTTGCGAAAACAGGAGGTGAAAGCTAGTGGCAACACAACTAGGGAAAGCATATGTACAAATCATCCCTTCCGCTAAAGGAATAAGCGGAATGATCCAGAAAGAGATAGGAGGTGAGGTTGCTTCAGCAGGAACTTTCGCAGGCGAATCTCTTGGATCAAACATTGTAGGCACCTTTAAAAAGATAGTTGCAGCTGCAGGTATTGGTAAAGCTTTTAGCGCTGCATTGGGTGAAGGGGCAGCACTTCAACAATCCATTGGTGGTGTTGAGACTCTCTTTAAAACATCAGCAGGAAAAGTAAGAGCCTATGCTGAAGAAGCGTATAGGACTACAGGACTTTCTGCCAATAAATACATGGAGAATGTAACAGGCTTTTCAGCTAGTTTGTTGCAATCTCTTGGCGGAGATGTCAGTTTAGCAGCTGATGTTGCTAATAGGGCGATGGTTGATATGTCAGATAATGCTAACAAGATGGGGACATCTATGGAGAGCATCCAGATGGCATATCAAGGTTTTGCCAAGCAGAACTATGCCATGCTGGACAACTTGAAGCTAGGTTATGGTGGTACTAAAGAAGAAATGGCCCGTCTCATCAAGAACGCTGCAAGCTATAAAGATATCCAAGATGAATTAAATATTTCCGTAAAAGATGGAGATATGTCATTCGGAAATATCGTTAATGCAATATCTGTAGTACAGAAAAAGCTAGGTATTACAGGAACAACAGCTCTTGAAGCTTCAAAAACTTTTACAGGTTCGTTTGAAGCTATGAAGGCAGCGGCTCAGAATGTACTTGGTAAAATTGCGATTGGCGAAAATGTAACACCAGCTTTGCAATCACTACTAGAAACCACAAAAACTTTCCTTTTTGGTAATTTCTTACCAATGATAGGAAATATCTTATCAGGGTTAGGAGTAGTCTTAACTGAAGGACTCAGTTCACTAGCTTCTCAGCTTTTTGGAGACGCTTTTGGCAGCGCAGTCTATGACCAGATTGGGCGTGTAACAGGGATTTTCCAAACCTTTTTTGACATGATCTTTGGGTCTATGGATAAAGAGGGGAACTTCGAGATATTAGATGCACTTGGATTTAGCGAGGATGCAGCGAACCAAATTATCAATATTGCGGACAATATCCGTGTAACCTTTGAGAATATCGGTTCGGCTATTGGTAATGTTGGTAGTATCGTAGCTGACTTTGTCGGAGGTTTTTTAGGCATACAAGATAGCGGTCAAAATGTTAATCTTTTAGGGACAGCATTTGAATTTCTTTCTAATGTTCTAAAAGGTGCTTCTTCAATTTTGAAGGATATAACAGGATTGCTAAAAGAGCATCCAGGTATTGTATCTGCAGTTGCGTCTGCTGTTATTGGATTAACTACAGCATGGAAAACCTACAAAGCTGTTAGTTTAGCTATAAAAACTATCGAGAGCGCTAAAAACGCAATCTTTAATATCTCTTTTGCCTTATCTCAAGCTAGAGCGGTTGCCAGTGGAACCTTGACGGCTGCTTTAGCGGCTGAGAATGCGGCAGCAGTTGGAGCTAGCGGTTCTTTTAGTCTATTTAATGCAGTTATGTCTGCAAATCCTATCGTTCTTGTTGTCGGTGCTATTGCTGCACTTGTTGCCGCATTAACTTGGTTCTTCACTCAAACCGAAACAGGTAAGCAGATTTGGCAAGATTTCATGTCTTGGCTATCTAGCGCTTGGCAAGAAATCGCTCCAGTTTTAACAGGTGTTTGGAACGCTATTGTTGAAACAGCTATGACTGTATGGAACAATATGATGGCTGTTGTCGCCCCAATAATCCAATCGGTTGTTGATTTTATCAAATCTGTCTGGGATGGAATTTCTTTGTGGTGGGCTGAAAATCAAGGATTGATTCAACAGACTTTTGAAACTGTATGGAACGCAATCCAAACGGTAATTCAGACTGTTATGCCGATTATTCAATCCATTATTGAAACAGCAATGAATATCCTTGCTCCTTTTATTGAGACGACATGGAACAATATCTGTACGGTTGTGACAACTGTCTGGGAATTGATTAAGATTGCTATTCAGACAGCTATGGCTGTTATTGGTGGAATCATTACGGTTGTTATGGCTGTTATTAATGGTGATTGGGAAACTGCATGGAACGCAATCAAGAGCGTTGGGGAATCAATCTGGAATGGATTATCCGCTGCAGGCCAAGCAATTTTTGAAGGCTTTGCACAAATTCTGTCTAATATATGGAACACAATATCAAATGAAGCAAGTTCTGCATGGGAAGCTTTAAAAGCTAGCGTACTTAGCATCATTGATGGTCTGGTATCTGGAGCACAGACTGCATGGGATACCATGTCAAATGCAGTATCTACGTTAGTAAGTAATGTGACTGGATTTTTTGATCAGTTGTGGAACATCAATCTTTTCAGTGCTGGTCAAGCAATCCTTCAAGGGTTCTTGGATGGATTGCAATCGGTGTGGTCTTCTGTAACTGACTTCGTTGGTGGTATTGCTGGTTGGATCGCTGACCATAAAGGACCTATCGAATATGACCGGAAATTGTTGATTCCTGCAGGTAATGCAATTATGGGAAGTTTAGACAATGGATTAAAAGATGGGTTTAAAGACGTCAAGAAAACGGTCGGAGGTATGGCTGGTGAGATTTCAGATGTATTTTCAGGAGACAGTCTGGATCTGAATTCCTCTGCCTCAGTTACTAAAAGTCTTGAGGCACAGTTGGCTATGCCATCATCTCAATTTGAAGCGCATGAAAATAAAACCGTGTCTGAGATAGCGATTCTGAGAGCAAGTATGGAGAAAATACTTACTGCTATCCTTGAAAAATCATCAGACGTTTATCTGGACAATGATATTATCTCACTCAAAACCTACGAACAACACGGTGCAATTTATGCAAGGGAGGGAATTTAATGGATTATATGATCATCAATGGTTTTAACACCTCAACCCTTCCTGGTTGTGTTGTCACTGACTTTGGAAAAGTTGAGGCTGCTAAGCCGAAAGGAGAGAAGGCAGACCTTTATGGAGTCAATGGCAGTTATCGTGTATTGGACGGTTCTTTCGACAGTTACGAAAGGACCTTCATTCTTCATGTTAAAAAAATGGTTGAGATTTCAAGCATTCTTGATAAATTTCAATCGAATGACAATGTTTTGGAGTTTAGCTATCAGCTTGGTTCATTGTTCTACGCTAATTTTGTGACTGCTAATTTTGAGCCGTTTGGGAATCATGCTTGGAAGTTAGAAATCAAGCTAGACATGCAGCCGTTCCGATACCAAAAGAATGTAGATCCTGTGGTTCTTACGGCATCTGGTACAATCATCAATCCTGGGACGATTTATTCTGAACCAATCATTGAGATCGAGGGGGATGGTGATATCTCCCTCACGATTGGCCGTAAGACTATGTATCTAGCGATTAAGACCAAGGCTACAATCGATTGTCGGCAAGGCAAGCAGAATATCTACAATGCAACTGGTGCAGTCCAGAACACACTTCGTAAGCGTGGAGGGTTCTTGGAGATTCCGACTGGTAAGGTAGGTGTTTCGTTTACTGGAACTGTCCGTAAGATCACTATTCGACCAAATTGGAGGTATAAAGTTTGATTTATTTAACAAATGGCAACACACCTCTGAATGCTGCTTATGCGGATGAAATCGTTCAGATAGATAGCAATACCTATCAATTGACCTTCAGATTTCCGACCTCGGATTCGTTGTGGGAGAAGTTGAAGGAAGAAGTTTCCTTAACGGCTGATGACCTACACGGTGAACAGGACTTTGTGATTTTTGAGGTTGAGAAGAAGCACGGCTATATTCAGGTATATGCTAATCAAGTATTTACTTTGCTGAATAACTATGTGGTCAATCCTATCTCTTTGGATAGAGCGACTGGCTCAACTGCTCTCAGTCGTTTTGCTGGCGCGATCACTCGTGATAATCCATTCTCATTCTTCTCTGATATTGAAGATAGACATACCTTCAATGTTGGCTCTAAGAATGCCATGGAGGCATTTGCGAAAGATAAGCATTCAATCATTGGCCAATGGGGTGGTGATCTTGTACGTCATGGATACCAAGTTAGACTTTTAAAAAATGGCGGTTCGGAAAACGAATCGCTTTTTATGTACAAAAAGAACCTGTCAAGCTATCAGCACAAGACCTCTACCAAGTCTTTGAAAACTCGAATTACTTTCATCGCAACAGTCAAGGGTGAGGGAGAGAAGGCGCCTGATCGCACCTTCACGGTTACCATTGATAGTCCACTCATTAACAAGTACAGTCAAATCTATGAAGATGTGATTGAAGTTAATGACCAGGATGTGAAGGATGAAGCAAGCCTACGCAAGTATGGTGAGCAGTATTACAGAACATCGCTCTGCGACATGATGGAAGATAGCCTTGAGCTTGATGTTGTCGGTCAGAGTGACGTGCCTGTCCAAATGTTCGATATTGTGAGTCTCTTTCATGAGGTCTACAATCTGGACGTGCGCAAGAAGATTACTAAGTATACTTATTCACCAATGGCTAAGAAGCTGAAATCTATCGGCTTCGGTCAGTTCCAGTCTGGGCTTGCCAATGCGATTGGTAACGCAGTGAGTGATGCTGTCAAGGGCGAAACTCAACAACTTCAAGATGATTTTGAAAGGCAGTTAGCCAGAGAACTCAAGAATGCTGATCTTGCATTTGATAGGCAGAAAGAAGAGTTGGTCAATCAATTCACAGACGGTCTCAATGTTGCCAAAGCCAGAGCCGAAGAAGTCAAGAGACAACTCTCTGACACTATCGACCAGCGCTTTAATAGTTTTAACAATGGCCCTCTACAGGAAGCCAAACGCAGGGCCGAAGAAGCGTTGAGAAATGCTGGCGCAAGTACCCTGCTTGCACAGGAAGCAAAGCGAATAAGTGAACAAGCTAAGTCTGAATTAAATAATTTCAAGGCTTCAGCTGGACGTTCACAAGCTAAATTAACTGAAGATATTGAAACTTTTAAAAATCAGTATGGCTCAAAATTGAACGATGTGAAGAGAACAGCGGATGGCCTATTTTTTCAGATGGGAAAAGTCGAGTCTTTTATTGATGCAGATGGTCAACGACAGGAAACCTTGAAAAAGTATGCTAGAGATGAGAGCGCTAGTCAAATCTCAGCGTTCAGACAAGTTATTTCAAGTGACTATGTAGCCAAAAATATCTACGAGGAAGATGTTCGAGGAATCAGTCAGCGAATCGAAGCGGTTAAAACAGAAGCAAATAAGCAAGTTGCAACTCAAATTGCTAGTTATAAGCAATCTGTAGATGGAAAATTCACGGATATTTCCAGTCAAATGACGACTTACAAGAAATCAGCAGACGGTCAGATTGTTAATTTATCCACTCAAATTGCAAACAATAAAAAAGGAACCGATGGTCAGATTGTTAATTTATCAAATCAGGTTTCTAATAACAAAATCAATTCTGATAAGCAAATCAGCAATATGTCAGGTCAAATTCTTGCTAACAAGGCAAGTGCTGACAGTCAAATCGCAAACGTAGCTAATCAACTGTCTCAAAAAGTAGAAGTCACGGACTTTCAAAGGGTCAAAGAAACCAGTCAGCTCTATGAGCGGATTTTAGGAACATCTGAAACAGGAGCACCTGACAAGCTATCACGGCTTGTCATGAGTAGTAGTATTTTTCAGACGGAAGTTGGAAAGTACGTCACAGATGATAATAACTTGGTTGTCAACTCCGAGGCAATGGATAAGCATACGCTTGTTAATCCACGACAGGGAAATGCTATATTTGTCAATGACGGAGTATTCACTATCAAGGCGCAAGGTTTAACATCTCATAACTGGTCAGGTTTTACACTTCCAATTTATGTTCGTAAAATTTATAAAGGCGAAACGTATTCCCTAGGGTTTAAATATCGTATTCGTGGTGCGATTGATTTTGCTTTTAACGTTACTATTAAAAACCACATCCTAAATCATTCAATATTCACGGCCTTGGTTGGGAAATCAAACAGTCCTGTTTCTGACGAGTGGAATGATTTTCAAGGGACGTTTTATATGCCCTCGGATTTTGAGTTTGGAAATGGTGTGAATTTTCCGTTCTATTGTTACGTCACAAGAAATGGTTGGGTAGAAATAAAAGAGATAATGTTGGTCCGTGGCTCAAACACTGGCCCATACAAGCCAAGCCAATTCGACGATGCCTACAAAGCTACAGAGAACGCTAAGCAATTGGCAGAGAATGCCCAAGCTAAAGCTGTTCAGGTGGCAGAACAGGCAAATCAAGCTCAACAGATAGCAGAAGCGACTAGAACACGAGTGAATCAGCTCGCTGGCTCGTGGGCTGTCCAAAATCTGACAAGCGCTGGTTCAATCGTTTCGCAAATAAATGCGACTAACAACCAGATATTGATTGAAGCTGAAAAGATTAGACTTAAAGGTAAGACCTTGCTGGACGAACTCACGGCTATTGATGGATATTTCAAGCGATTATTTGTCGGCGAAGGTAACTTTGCCAAACTTAATGCCGAAATTATCGGAGCCAATACTATCACAGCTGATAAATTGATTATGGACCAAGCTATGGCTAGAATGTTTGTCTCAAGCGATATCTTCACGGATACGCTTGCTGCTAAGGAAGCCTTTATCAACAAGCTACGGTCTGTCGTAGTCACTGCGACATTCCTAGAAGGCTTTCAAGGTAAAATTGGAGGTTTTAGACTTGGGCAGTACAAAAACAGAAATGGTTATTTCATAACAGGAAACGATTCTGTCAGCATTGGGATGGGGAATGGAACGAATGCTGGTGCGAACAGAAACGCATTTTGGGCTAATTGGGGCGATAGTTTAGACACCCCCGGGCCCAAATCTTGGAACGTCAATACAGACGGTACGATGTACTGTAGAAATGAAGCATCTTTTTATTCAAAAGTAGATTTCGCAAGCACATCAAAGGTTAATTTTTACTCAAGAGTAAATGCAGAAAAAGGTCTATGGTTAGCTTATAATGATGTTTTAGGCGAAGGGGATAATCCTGCCGGTGGGTATAATCGAGTTGTTTGGTGGAGCCAAATTGTTACCGGAAATTTTAGACAACACGCTGGAATCACAACTGCTTCTGATAGAAAATTGAAAGAGAATATTGAGCCTACACCTATCCAGGCTCTGGAAAAAATAAATGCTTTGAATTTAGTGACCTTTGACTACATTAAGGATAAGACTCATGAAGAAATCGGTTTGATAGCTCAGGAAGTGTTAAATATTATCCCTGGTTCCGTCGAGAAATACGAGGGCGAGGATAATCACTTAACAATCAATTACTCAAAATTTGTTCCTTACTTAATTAAAGCGGTACAAGAACTAAATCAAAAAATAGAAAAATTGGAGAAAACAGCATGAACGAAACATTGAATCAATTAGTGATGACATCGCTAGCAAATAAGCTTGCTAAGAGTGAGCTAGAATCGGCTCAAAATGAAGCCTTCTATAAATACGTAACAAGCGAATTACAAGTAATGAACGAGGTCTTGGAATACGACCCAGCACTCAAAGAACTTTTTGAAGAAACAAAAGCTAAAATGCAAAAAGGAGAATAGAACATGACACAAACTTACGAATTAGCAAATGCACCTTACTATCGTCAACCAGAAAATGTCACAATCGTGACAATCAAAAAAGAACATGGCCAACGCTATAGCTATGAGCAAGCAGGGGTAAGTGGTGACCGTACACATGAAAGTCAGGAAGTGCTTATCCAAGCGGTGCTTGATGTTGTAAAAGCTGAACTAGATCCAGCAAGCGCAATCGTTCAAACGCAAGCGCAACTTGAACAGGCTAATCAGCAGATTGCGTACAACAAGAGCGAGCAGAATCGACTTTCTGCGCTTGCAAATAAAATTGATAAAGTTGTACGTGTCATGGCTCAGGATTCAATCATGGGCGAGAAAATCGCCTACGGAACAACTTACAAGGAGCTTGTCGAACTCTTTCCATTCGCAGAAGAAGGCAAAGCCTATCAAGCAGGTGATATGTTTGTGATTGAAGATCCTGAACACGTCGAATTGAACGGTGAGGGTAAGCGCGTCTTGATTCAGACGAATCAGGCTTTCATTTACAAAGGCGAATCTCTCAAACAACTTGAAGGCGGACCATCTCAAAATGGTCTTCTTGCAATCTGGAAGTGGGAAGGGCAGAAGAATGGAAGTAATCTTGGAACCACTCGAGTTCCTGAATAGTAGATTGGAAGTGGTCTGATTGGAATTACTAGCATTTCTGGATAAATTGAGTCCGATTCTAATTGTAATCATTCCTAGCTATTTCTCTTTCAAAAGCACTCAGAATACAAAAGAGACTGACAAGCAAATCAGTCTCTTATCTGATAAAATTAGCGTCATTGAAAAGACAGTCTCGAATGTTGAGGCTATCGGCAAAGATAATAGCAAAGATTTGAACGTTATTGGAAAAGGTCTTCAAAGATTACAGCGTTTTCGATTACAAGAAAACCTAAAAAAAGCTATTAGACGAGGCAGTACCAGTCAGCATGAGATTGAAGAATTGTCTCGTCTTTATGAAAGTTACGTGGAACTTGGTGGTAATGGAGCCATCAAGGTACTGTATGAAAAATTTCTAGCATTGGAAATTGTGGAGGAAAATATAAATGCAACAAATCAATGAAATTTTACTTAATGGTGCTATCAGCATCATTGTCATTTTATTAGGTATCGCAGTTAAGGCTGTAAAAGAATACTTGGTTCAAAAAGGCGGAGAGAAAACAATCAAGATTGTTGAAATCCTTGCTAAGAATGCAGTCAATGCCGTGGAACAAGTCGCTTCAGAAACTGGCTATAAGGGCGAAGAAAAATTGGAGCAAGCTCGGACTAAAATCCGTGCTGAGCTTAGCAAATACAACATCAGCATGACTGACCGTGATCTTGATACCTTCGTTGAGTCAGCGGTCAAGCAGATGAATGATGCATGGAAAGGAGAATAAACAAATGAAAAAAAACGACTTATTCATCGACGTATCTAGCCACAATGGATACGATATTACAGGTATTTTGGCTGACATGGGGACACAGAATACTATTATCAAAATTTCTGAAAGTACAAGCTATATCAACCCTTGCCTGTCCGCTCAAGTTGAGCAATCAATCCCTGTTGGATTTTATCATTTCGCATGGTTTGGAGGTGACATCGAAGAAGCTGAACGAGAGGCACGCTACTTCCTTGATAATGTACCTCAAAAAGTAAAATACTTGTGTCTTGATTACGAAGATCACGCTAGCGGAGATAAACAGGCAAATACAGATGCTTGTATTCGCTTCATGGAAATCCTCAAAGAAAATGGATATGAACCAATCTATTACAGCTACAAGCCATTCACGCTCAATAATATCTATTATGAGCAGATTCTTGCGAAATTCCCAAACTGCCTTTGGATTGCAGGCTATGGTTTAAACGACGGTAACGCTGACTTTGAATACTTCCCAAGCATGGACGGTATTCGCTGGTGGCAATACTCTTCAAATCCTTACGACAAGAACATTGTTTTACTAGATGATGCTGAAGAGGATAATGTAGCCAGTGAAAACGCTCTAAAAAGCCTTAATACTGTAGCCAGTGAAGTTATTCAAGGTCTTTGGGGTAATGGACAAGAGCGTTTTGACAGATTATCCAATGCGGGATATAATGTTCAAGCCGTGCAGGCTAAGGTAAATGACCTCTTAAATGCTGGAAACACTAAAGACTTGGATACTTTAGCAAATGAAGTGCTACAAGGTTTGTGGGGTAACGGTCAAGAACGTTTCGACAAACTAGAAAATGACGGTTACGACGCTCAAGCTGTACAAGACAAAGTGAATAGTCTTTTAGGTGGTGAAGCTACCGTGGATCTTGATACCGTAGCAAACGAAGTCATTCAAGGACTTTGGGGCAATGGACAAGAACGCTATGACAATTTAACGAGCGCTGGATACGATGCGCAAGCTGTGCAAGATAGAGTTAACGAATTGCTTTCTTAA